ATGCAGAATTTTGCCTCCATGGGCGGATCTTTATCTATCGCATCTGTAGTATCTAACCTAGTGACAGGATCATCTGCTATACCATCACCGACTACTTTTTATGGACAGCAAGTGGCAACGATGACATCCGACCTTTGCAACAATATGAACGTCCCTATAACATCTATGATCGAGATGAGAAGATCAGACAATGCTATACCATTGATGCTCGGGATGAGTGCTGTGATGGTCGGAGAGAACTTCTCTCCATTTGGGTCTAAACCTATGACACAAGGATGGGCATTAGCATCTTCTACTGCTAATGACATCCAAAAATACAATCCGCAATATCTAAATGCTTGTCGGACATCATTATAAATATACGATGGCAAGCACAGTATTCTATTCAGATATACCCGCTAATTTTGATATCCATCCTATAAAACAGGATATGGTATTGATAACCAATGAGGTTGCGGTAAAAAGATCTGTTAGAAATCTTTTATTGACAGATCCTTATGAGAGGTTCTTTAATCCAGGATTAGGTTCAGGTATACGCCAGACACTGTTTGAGAATATAAGTCAAGATAGTGAATATATCTTAAAAGAAAAGATCGCAGAGACCATAAACAATTATGAACCTAGAGCTCGTCTTATAAGCGTAACTGCAAAGGGATTTCCTGATGATAATGCTTATGAAGTAACTATCGTATTTTCGCTAGTCAATAATATATCACCAATAACATTAGATTTCGTCTTAAGAAGAGTAAGATAAATGGCTAACACAGGATTCCTAGACGTATCAGAATTGAGTTTTGATGGCATCAAAAACAACCTCAAAACCTTTATGAAATCTAAGACACAATTTAAAGATTATGATTTTGAAGGATCTAATCTTAATTCTCTGTTAGATGTATTGTCCTACAACACATACATGAATGCCTTTTATCTTAACATGATAGGCAGCGAGATGTTCTTAGACTCTTCACAATTAAGGAATTCAGTCGTATCTCACGCAAAAGAATTAAACTACATACCTAGATCAAGAACATCAGCAAGAGCAAGAGTAATATTTTCAATAAACACCGGAGCTGATGCTCCTGACAATGTAGTGATCCCAGAAAATTATACCTTAAGATCAGTGGTTGATGGGATCAATATGGATTTTACGACCAATGAGCAGATAACGATCAATAGGATTGATGGAGAATATGTTAGCGATCCTGTCTATATATATGAAGGTAAGATCGTATATGAATTCTTTACAGTAGACGGATCTGTCAGATATACTCTCAGTTCATTGAATAT